ATCACAAAATGCGTTTTTTGATACTCCGAAGGATAATGGAAAAAAAATAGTTTCAGACACTGTAATGGCTAGATTTTTAATGCAAAGACCGGAACGAATGAATAAATTAAATGCAATGCTGCAAGCTGAACCTGGTAGTAATTTTGCTACTCAGTTACTTTCTAATTATATGCGTCGCTGCACTATAACTATACATGGCACTACTAACTTAACTCCTTTTAACACTATAAATGTTTCTGGTGTGTTAAATCAATTAGAAGGACTTTATTTGATTATCTCAGTTAGAGAATCAATTACTACACAAAATTTTCAAACTATTATTGAAGCTGTTTTATTACGACCTAGAGCGATAAAGAATATGGAGACTCATAAATATACTTTAAAATAATAACATTAAAAATATGTAAATTTTTATTAAGATTAATATAGTGTTTTATGTAAAAGGAGAAATATGAAATATTGGGGTGAAGATCAAGAAGCAGCAGTTGTTGAATTTAACACCAACGAAGATATAAAGCAAAAACATCAAGTTTTTGTAAAGGTTATAGATCCTGCTTTTCGTAAGCTTGTAGAAAACATCTATTACACTTATAACTTCAATAAAATATTATGGGATAGAGATCAAATTGAGCATGAAGTAATGGCTCATCTTTATGAGAAATTGGGAAAATTTGATGTAACCAAAAATAAAAAATCTTTTTCTTATTTTGGTACTATTACTAAAAATTGGATGATTCAACGATGTAATGCTGATAAAAACAAAAGGTTTATTGATGCTGATAATCAAGATATGATTGTGCAGAACATTAGTATTAGTGAATATGAAGAAAATAAGATCATTCATCATAATGAAGATTTTATAAATGAGATCATAAAAGACTTCGATGATTGGGATGTCAAAGATAATTATACAAGAGATGATTTTGCAGTTTTAGAAATAGTTAATGATATACTCAAAAACTATGAGAGATTTAATATTTATAATAAGAAACAACTTTATGTATATATTAGAGAGGCTACTGATTTACCGAGTCGTAAAATAACTAAATCTTTAAAGAAGATAAAAATTAATTATGGTGATGTAAGAAATAGCTTTATAGGTTAATATGGATAACAAAGAATTACGCGAAAGGGCTGAAAGATATTGTGAGTTATTGTTAGTCTATGATAATATGTTACAAGTTTTAGAAACTATAACTAAAAAAATAACAGAAATAAGAAAAGAAATGGTTTTTTTAGAAAAAGAATTAGAAGAAAATGGTGTTAAAATTAAAGATGTTGAGATAAAAAAATGAGACAAGGCGGCGAAGATCTTTTAAGACAATTTAATAAGGGAACTGATTATATTCAATCTTCTTTTATGTCTTCCGAAGGAATTTTTAATAAAAATGTGCCTAATTTTATTTATAAAGGTATTGTTATAGATGTAAATTTTGAACGTACTGCCCCTACTACTACTGCAAGTATGGTTCCCCCTTTTAGTGTATATGCTAAAATTATTGGAATGGATGAAGACGTAGGATTTCCGGAAACTCAATCAAATCGTGTTTATTATCCACCTTTATTTCCGATACATAACTTATGTATACCAGAAATAGGAGAAGAAATTTTAATATTAAAAGAGAGTTCTGAGGAATCTTCAATTGGATATTATATTGGTAGAGTTAATGATTCTACCCCATTAAATATTAGTTATGCTAGGGATTATATTGCCACCAATGATACAGCAACAAATAATGAATTTAGATATGGGTTTTCGTTTGATGTAAAAAAATTAAGAAAAAAATATGAACATATGATGCCTTCAGATGAAACGAGTAATATATCTATTCCGCTTATTTTTGGTGATGTAGTTCAACAAGGTAGAAGTAAAACTTATCTTAGACATTCTTTTAATAGAAATAATAAAAAAGGAGTTTTAGAACAAGGTATTAGTCTTCCAGGTCAACTTGCTGCAAAAGAAATTAAAAATAGTTTTAAATATGTAGGTGACGGATTCAATAATAAGGTTTTTGATAATGCTTCCGTCCTTACTACAGATTTACATGAAGATACGGAAGAAGTAATTCAGTATACAGATGTTTTTGATCCAGATATTAATTTACCAAAAAATAAAAAAACTTTAAAAAGTTTTGATCCTTCTATTGGAGAAACAAGTACTAAGACTATACATTTTGTTGATTCTTCTATTATGCGTTTAGGCAATTATTCTTTTCAAAGTGTAAAAGGTGAAATACAAAGCGATTTACAAGGTGAGGATAGATCTATAATTGCAAATATTGCTGATGAAATTTATAATATATCTTCAAAAGAAATATCTGGTGCTCTTTATAGACAGGTGTTGGGTGAAAAATTAGTTACTCAACAACAACAAACTTATAATTTATTAAAAGAAGTTTTAACTACAGTTCAAGGTTTTGCTCAAACTACTCAAACTTTATTAGATGCCTTTATAGATCATACTCATGCATTACCTAAAATAGAATTAAATTTAGAAAAAACTATTAAAAGTAAAGATAGATATAGAACCGAACCCCGGATTATACAACAACCGCCTCAAATTATTACAACACCAGCTAAATACTTTAGAGTACCAACTGGTAATACGTCATCAGTAAGATTACCGGACGGCAGTTATCGCGAAGTACCTAGTTACTCATATCAAACTATTCCTGGTAGTAAAATTAGTGTCCCAACACCACCAAAAATTATTCCTGGTCGTTTTAGATCTAAAAACGTAAAACAAAAAATTAATTTTGAAGCTATTATAGGGGGAGAAGAAAATCCAAGATTTACAGCACCTATACAATTAAACGTAGAACCTGAAAAAGCTATTAAGCCGTTGTTTGGCCATGCAAGCTCTCTGCAGGCAGAGCTGCTCCAACAGGCAATGGGCAACCCCCAAGAACCTATTACCACAGGAGGAGAAACTTCTATAAAGGAATCAAAAACTTTGACTGAGTTAGGAGAAAAAACTTCTACCGTTAGTGATTCTTTAGAAAAAGTTATGACTTCTTTTGAAAATCAACAAGAAAATTTAGATGCGTTATCATTAAAAATAGCAAATTTTTTAAGTAAACATCAGTTTGTTAATTAAGTGAGAGTATAGAATGCCAAGAGAAAGATTTATAGAGGGCGAAACAGTTGTTGATCCTTTTTATCCAGATGGATATGTATCAAGTGATCAAGATAGGCAACAAATTATTGCCAATAAAGAAAAATATGCAGCGCGTGTAAATTCTATTAATTTAAAGTTTCCGTTAAAGTCTTATAGACGAGGTTTTTTTCAAGGTAATACAGATACCATTGGTGCGGTGAGAGAAAATATTAAAACTCTTTTATTAACGCGCAAAGGTGAACGTGTGATGCATGCAAATTTAGGAACTAGTATTCCGGTTCTTCAAGGTCAGTTATTTGAACCTATAACTAAAGATGAAACTTTTGAAAATATAAGGTTAGAGATAGAATCTGCAATAAAACAATATTTACCTTATATAAGAGTAGTTAATATAAAGATGATAACGCAAGATGAAGAACCAGAGTTAGGTAACAATAAAATAAGAATAAGTATGGATTATACTATAACTGATCAAAGCGCTCTAGTAGATACGATCACTATTGGTGTAAATAATCCAATTTCATAATTAGAGAAAAAAAATGCCATCAAGAAGTCCAACTAGAGATATTAATTATTTATCTAAAGATTTTGAATCTATTAAAGCTGATTTAATTGATTATGTGAAAAGACATTTTCCTAGTGATTGGCGTGATTTTAATGACGCGTCAGGAGGAATGGCTTTATTAGAATTAATGGCTTACGTAGGTGATGTTTTAAGTTTTAATATTGATAGACAAGTAAACGAAGCTTATATTAATCGTGCAGTTGAAACAAAAAATATAGTTTCTTTGGCTCAAAATTTTGGATATACTCCTAAAAATACCACGCCAGCAATTGTTAATTTATCTATAAGTGCAAATATGACTGACTCTACTTCTGGTGATACTTTATTTGTGCTCAAAAAAGGTGCTACAGTTTTTACTAACTTTGAACCTATTGTTTCTTTTGAAACATTAAGTGATGTAAATTTTACACAAACTAAAGATAGGATTGTTAATACCGCAGGGGGTACTACAACTGTTACAGTAAGTGGTGTATCAGCAGTTGCGGGTATTTCTAAAGTTTTTCAATATACAGCAGGTGATGCTATTAAGTTTTTAAAAATAACTCTTCCAGATTCTGATATTAATGAAGTTGTTTCTGTGTCGGCAGCTGATGGTAGTGAATATTTTCAAGTAGATAATTTAGCTACAAATACAATTTTTACAGGTGAAGTTAATACAGATAGTAGTTCTGGAGATGCTGCTTATATAATGAGATTAAAAAGAATTCCAAAACGATATGTTGTAGAGAGAGAACCTACAGGGTTAACTTCTATTCGTTTTGGACCAGGAGTTTTAATGGAAGAAGATAGTGAAATTATTCCTAATCCTAACGATTTTGTTTTACCTCCTACTTTAAGAGGATCACCTTCTGGATTTGCTCCAGCAGCAATTGATTCAACAAATTTTTTAAAAACAAAGTCGTTGGGAGTAGCCCCTCAAAATACTGTTTTAACTATTAATTATAGAGCTGGTGGAGGTGTTGCTTCTAATGTAGGGCCAAAAACTTTAAATAGATTTATTAATAAACAAGTTGAATTTGCAAAACCTAATTTAACTTCTATTTCAGCTGTTACTACTACAGATATATATGAGAGTATAGCTTGCACTAATTATGATCAAGCTAGTGGTGGTGAAGAAGCGGAAAGCATTGTTTCTATTAGGGAAAATTCAGTAGGTAATATGGCATCTCAAATGCGCTGTGTTACTTTACAAGATTATCAAGCTAGAATTATGGCGATGCCATCACAATTTGGTACTGTATTTAGAAGTTTTGTACGAAAAGATCCTAACAACAGTTTAGGAGTTGAGCTTTTTTTGATTACAAGAAATTCAATTGGTAATTTAACTAATCCTTCAGGGGTTGTTAAAAATAATATAGAAACTTATATAAGAAAGTTTAGGTCATTCTCAGATACAGTTAGAATATCTCCAGGAAGAATTGTTAATATAAGCGTACAATTTACTATTGTACCTCAAGCTGATGCTAATGGACAAGAAGCTATGATGGAGTGTATTTTATTATTACAGCGAATATTTGAAACAGCACGAACTAATTTTAATGATACTATTGTAATTCCAGAGGTTCAAGCAAAATTACAATCATTACAAAAAGTTATGTCAGTACCTAATTTAATTGTTAATAATAGAGTGAATACTGTAGATAATCGCGATTATTCAGGTATAGAGTTTGATATAAACGCTAATACGAATAGTGGTATTATTAAATTTCCTCAAGATATGGTATGGGAATTAAGATATCCTAATTTTGATATTATAGGAAGAACTGCTGATCAATCTACGGCTGCTGCACAAGGCGGTGGCGCTGGTGTTGCGGCCGGTGGCGGCGGCGGATACTAATGAGAGAATAAAATGAGCTACGCAAGAGCATTTTCACAAATAGATACTTGGATTACTGAGTATTCCCTTACAGCTAATTTTGGTTTGACGCCAGTATTAGAAGTATGGAATAAGATTAATGATAGACGAAGCGACAGAAAAGAATGGGCCAGAATGCTTTTAAAGTTTGGTCTTACTTCTTTGAGCGCAGGTATTGTAAGTACAGGTAAGTATCCAGACCCTAGAACTGATACTACTGTGTCAGCTTATATTTATATGTTTAATACACCTTCTACTGATACAGTACCAGAAAATTTTGATATATGGAATTTTCCTCTTACATCAAATTGGATTCAAGGCCGTGGATTAGATAATGATAATTTTAGTAACACAGGATTTACTAATGCATTATCTGCTACAAATTTAATACCTTGGACTAACAGTA